GTTTAGCAGTTATACTATTTTGTATAGTTGCAGGAGTTTTTTTAATAAGTCAAAACAGATAACAATAACGGTGGGAGAAATATGGCAAGATATAAGAAGTTAGCAACAATTTTAAGGGATGTGGATTATAAGAAACCTTATAAACCTAACAAATCTAATACGGAGATGTTTTTTAACATTTTAAACTATGCGATTTTTAACGGTAAATTAACACCGATAGATAAGTTTAGTATTAGACGAATTAGGGATGCCCTTGCTTATTATGAGTATGATGAAAAAACTGATATTGCACAAATGACATTTAAACCAAAGTTTAAAAATATGAAACAATTTTTAGATATTTTGGGACACGAAATGGTGCACCATTATCAGATTACACATCAAAAGAATAATAGTGGTAACCATAATTCATATTTTTATAAATGGAAAAGTAAATTTGAAAGAATGGGATTAGATTTGAAAGTGAGATATTAATGAAAGAAGTTATGATTAAATCAACGAATAATGCGGCAGGAGATATTCCAGTGGCAACAAAAGCAGATGTTTTATCCAAATCGGATAAACATATGAGGGTTGTATTAAAAAATACCACCGTAACTTTAGAACTTCATAGAACGGATGTACGACAACCGTATATAGGTCGTTTATCAGGATTGGAGTTTAAGTGTGATGAAGTTGAATAGATTCCATAAAAAGATTATACAAGGTATTATAGACAGCCGTAAAAGTGTTTATGAAACACCTAGAAGAAAAGTTAAAGATGTTCCTTATAAACAATGTAAGGAATATGATGCTGCTCTAGCATTGATGTTAAACAAAAGTATAATAGCACAATCAACAAATGAATTAGAAATGGAAGGTCCTGCAACACCTGAACCAGAGTTTAGATGGTTCACTTGTAGACCTTGGAAAACAAAACGAGAATTGAAGAAATTACTATGTTAAAATACTTACACAAAACTTACACAGTTCTTACACATACATATTTTTGGACAATTTTAGTTATTGCAGGAATTATTCTGTATGCTTGTAATAAGGAAGGACCTTGCACGGATGATGGTTGTGCTTCTTGGCACGAAAATCAAAATCAATTTGGTGTGGATGAATTAACTATACCACCTGGTTTAGATGAAGCAATAGAAAATGCAACTGAAACTATTGAAGAACTTGAAATTACACCTATCGTTCATACAGATACAAAAGATGAGTTTGTTTATTCTTTGAATCATTGTATTACATACTTGTATCAATTTGTACCAGAAGAAAAACAAATACCAAGAGAGTTAATAATTGCACAAGCGGCATTAGAAACTGGTTGGGGCGAAAGTAGATTTGCTAATGAAGCAAACAATCTATTTGGCATCAGAACTTGGGATAAAAATGATCCATATTTACTGCCTATACCTTGGAAGAAATGGCCAGGTTGGGGTGTTAGAGTATATGAAACAAAATGTCAAAGTGTTGCCGCTTATATTGATATAATAAATGAAGTGTTTGCTTATGAAGAATTTAGAGAAGTAAGAAAACAAGGTGGTACTGTTTTTGAGTTAGCAGATACTTTGACCAAATATGCAAGTAAAGAAAATTATACCGATTTAGTTAAACAAGTAATAAAACATAATATAAGGGGAGTTTATGAATTATAAAATGAATGTAGTTGATTTATTTTGGAGAAGGGTTGACAATTTAGAAAAACAAATTGAAAAAACTACAGACACATTATGGAAAGCGATGTGGAAAGATAAGTTAGTTGAGTTGATGAATCATCAATTCAATATTGAATTGATGAAAAATGTACCAGACAGAAGGATGATTAATTAAAATGATAGTACCAGAACATAAACATATAATAGTAAGAGCAGACGATTGATGGTAGTGATATGTCCGAAATGCGGAACCGCAATTAACAGAAAAGAATGGGATGAAGTGAAGAATAAATGGAAAGAGGTTAAAGAGGTTGAAGAGGAAGGTGTTAGGCGAGGAAGAGAAACAGCAGAATATCTTAAAAGTTTAGGATATATGGGAGGAAAAAAAGATAATGAAAACATTTAAAACACATTTAAAAGAAACAACTCTTTCGAGGGTGTTTCGTCATTTTCAAAATAAGAAAATTCCAGTAGGAATTATTACTGCTTTTCGTAGGTTGAAAAGTTATAAAGAAAATGTTAACCGCAATAAAGTATTAGCTAATAAAATAACTTCAGCCAAGTATGGTTATTTTTATGTTGAAGGACATTGGCAGGATAAATCCGATGGTAATAAAGCAGCTGCTAAAGAAGATTCTATTTTAATTGTTGGAAGAGAGAATGATAATGGAAAATTAAAGGGACTTCTGAAAAAATGGATCAGAGAGTATAATCAGGATGCTGCTTTGTTTAAGGATGAAGGCACTACAAGCATTACTCTCTTGGAACAATCTGGAAATCTTATCAATATTTCAAATAATTTTTCATTAAAGAAAATTGAGATTGGTTATACCAGATTGCGTGGTAGAGGTGGAAGGTCTTTTAGTTTTGATGAAGAAAGGGAAGGACTTGGTTGGTTAGGCCAGATGAAAGAAAAAATAGAAAAAAAGAATGCCGACATATAGATTTAGAAGAAAAAATGGGAAAGAGTTTGATATAGTAATGATGATGTCCGAATTGGATGAATATAGAGAGAAACATCCTAATCTTGAATTATGTATACCATCAACATTGAACATTATATCAGGTACAGGCACTTTAGATGGTAAAACAAGTAGTGGATGGAAAGATGTTTTAGGTAAGGTTGCTGAAGCTCATCCTAGGAGTGAACTTGCAAAACAGTATGGTAGAAAATCAAATAAAGAAGTTAAAATACAAAGCACAATAGAGAAACACCGAAAAATACGACAACAAAGAACACAAGGAAGATAAATAGTTATATGGAAGTAGCGAGCATACCAAAACACGCTACCTGTGAGGTAGTTAATAGTACTAAAGTTGAGTGGTCAATCCGCACAAACTTCCATACGAAGCGGTGCACCGTTGACGAACAAGGAAAATAAATGGCAGACTTTGATTTTTTAGATGGGTTTGATGAACTAGGTGGTGACTTTGGTTTCACATCTGTTGCAAGCAAACCATCAGATAAAGTCGCAGATTCAAAACAAACCGAGGCTGTTGCAAAACAAGCAGCTGAAGGAGTCGGCAAAGTTGTTTCTAGTGATATTGTTAATAGATTGGAAGGTAAACTGGATAAATTACTTCGAGCAACAAATGAAACAAAAGAAACTGTTGTTGCTAAAAATGAAACAGAATTAGAGATTGCTAAAAAACAAATGGATGATGAATATGATTTACGAAAAGATAATTTAGGTAAAGAATATAAAACGAAATTTCAACAAATAGAAAAACTAGTCTTACCATTAATGATTAAATTAGCAAAAGCACCAGAAGCATACATACATTGGCCAAATAGGGCACAAGTCATAGAGGAGCAGGTAAGAAAAATTGTAGCGATAACAAGAGGATAAATTATGAAACTATCGGAAAACTTTAGTTTGAACGAATTAACAAAAAGTCAAACTGCAACAAGAAAAGGTATTGATAACAAACCTACTAGTGAACAAGTAGAAAATCTAAAAGCATTATCAATAAACATTTTACAGAAAATTAGGAACCATTATGAAAGACCTGTAAGGGTAACGAGTGGTTATAGAAGTCCAGAATTGTGTGTAGCAATTGGTTCGAGTGAGAAATCACAACACGCCAAGGGTGAAGCAGCAGACTTTGAAATTACAGGTGTTGATAACTTTGATTTAGCAATATGGATATCAAAGTATTTGGAATTTGACCAACTCATTAGTGAATTTTATGTTGAAGGCGATGAAGATAGTGGTTGGGTCCATTGTTCTTATAAAGCAGATGGTAAAAACCGGAAACAATGCTTAACAGCATATAAAGAGAATGGTAAAACAAGGTACGGAAAAGGCTTGACTATTATTAAATAACCTGTTATAATGGTATATTATGAATAAATTAAATGCATTTATGCAGGAGAAATATGGTATGAAATCATTTACTCATACTCCTGAATCAAAACAACTTCCAATCATAACTACAGAAACAATTAACGGTAAGCGATTTTATGTCGTTGATGGTGAAAAATATCCATCCATTACAACAGTTTTATCAGCACGAAACCAAGAAGGTTTAGTTAGATGGCGTAAGTCCGTTGGTAATGATGTTGCAAATAACATTATGCGAACAGCAGCAAAACGAGGAACTGCTGTCCATAACTTGGTTGAGAATTATTTAAACAATGAAGAGCTTTCCAAGCAGGATGTTTTACCATTAGCGTTATTTACTTTACTAAAACCATCATTAGATAATATAAATAGTATACGAATACAAGAAGGAAGTTTATACAGTAATAAGTGGAAAATAGCAGGTCGTGTGGATTGTATTGCTGAATATGATGATGTTCTTTCCGTTATAGATTTTAAAACTTCTCGAAAAGAGAAGAAGGAAGAATGGGTGGAGAATTATTTTATCCAAGGAACTGCTTACTGTGAAATGTACGAAGAAAGGTTTGGCACACCTATAAATCAAATTGTTATTTTAATAGTAACAGAAGATGGTGC